TGGCAGCACTGACAAGAGCAGGGCAAAATCACAAGCAGATAAAGGCAACAATCGTTAATGTTGAGCCAAACATCAACACTAACGGTGAGCAGCTTTATCCGTTGATGCGGATTTTTCCTGACGGCTCGCAAGTGACCGTTGACAAGGTGATTTATCGGTTTGCCGTTGCTATTGCTGACCGCCACCGGGAAGATTTTACCGATGCGGTGGAACGCATATCCGATATGCACACCGTGATGCTGGACATCTACTCAATGCTGCGCTACGTTTATCGTGGCAACATCGCAGGAACGTGGGTGATTGCTGACAGCATCACACCCTTTTATGACGCACAGACAGACATCGTGAGCGGTGTTGCCTGTGTCATTGAATTTCATTGCAGCAACCTACGTGATTACTGCGACACCCCAAATAATAATTTAACCTTTCCAACAATAGAATAAAAAATGAGTACAGCATTAGAATTTATGAGCGGCTTTACTGGCTGCAAAGTAGTAAGTAACACATCTGCCAACACTGGCCGTTTTCAGGGTTTTGTGGTTAATGCCGATGCGGTGGTTTCTGCCTGCCTTGATGAGAATGGTGCATCTTTGATGTCAACAATAGGACTGACAGGCGTTACCCTGAAACAAGGCACATTCATCAGCGTAGCTGAACCCGGTTATATCAGCAGCATCACGCTGACAAGTGGCTCAATCGTAGCGTATAACGTATGATAAGGCGAGGCATAGGTGTTCAAAGTTTTGTATCGGCAGGTGTGAGTAATGATGCCGATGCACAAGCATTTATTGATGCTGCTGGAATTACCGATGCCACGCAGCAGAGTGCAATCAATACGCTTGTAACCGACCTTAAAACTTACGGAATATGGACAAAAATGAAAGCCATATACCCATTTGTGGGAGGAACTGCGAGTTCGCACAAATTTAATCTTCGCAACCCTGCCGATACCGATGCTGCATTTAGGTTGGTGTTTTCGGGAGGGTGGACACACAGCAGCACGGGTGCTTTGCCAAATGGAACCAATGGATATAGTAATACTTTTTTATCCCCAAGTGGAAACTTAACCAATAATTCCACCCATTTATCTTTTTATTCAAGGACAAATTTTAACGCTAATCCGGGTGGGGATATTGGTACATCAGGGCCAAGCCCATTATTTTTGCCTATTGCTTTGATTTATACAAGAGCGCAAGATTTTTTTCAATCTTCAATGTATGATTATGATAGTGGAAAAAGAGTTTCAACATCAAATACTAACAGCACTGGGTTTTATGTTGGAAATAGGACAAGCAATGTTGTTTTAAATTCATGGAAAAATGGAGTTAAACAAGCAACCAATACAACACTAGAAACCCGAAACATAACAACAGTAACAAATCCATTTTTTATTGGGGCTATAAATTTAGGTGGTTCAGCAGGTCAATACGCAAATAAAGAATGCGCCTTTGCTTCCATCGGTGACGGCCTAACCGACACCGAAGCTGCTAACCTTTACACAGCAGTACAAGCCTACCAAACAACTTTATCCCGTAACGTATGATTACCTTAAAAGACATAACACCGGAACAATACAGCACCTACGTTGGTGTGCTGACAATCGAAGACAAAGACAGCTTAATTGGTCAATGGTATATGGCCGATAGCTATTTCAACCCTATCCAAGATGCTGACGACAAGTGGGTGATTTCGGTTGAGGAGATTTCCCAGTGCGTAAACCCTGATTTTATGTGGGTAAAAAACGTGCCACTTATTCCTTACAATCCCAAACCATCACCGCCATTCCCGTGAAAAATTTGAATGAGACAATAGTGGGCAGTTGGGTTTTGTGGTTAGCAGGTGCAGCAGCGGAGTTGCTTCCGATTGTACAATTTCTTTCATTTACCGCAGCATTGGTGCTGTCTTGCATAGGCATTTACAAGTTTTTTAAAAATGGCAAAAAGTAAAGAGGTTGTAAAATGGAAACCGAAAAGCAAACGGAAGTTGGGCAGGCACACGAAGTCAGCCAACAAACACAAGTCAGCAAAACCGTATCGAGGACAAGGAAGATGAAGTTAAAAAATTATTTCGCACCAACACCCAAGCGGTTTCGTGTTTTAGGTGACAGCATTGCTGCTGCATCGTTGTTCGTTGCCGGGTTGAATCTTGACCATCCCAAACTGATGCTGCTATGCGGTGTTTTGGGTGCAATCGGTAAATTCGTGACTAACTTTTTTGCTGAAGAATGAGGGTTGCATATGGAATTATTGTTATTATTTGCTTTTGCCTGCTTATGCTTGGCGTTAGGTCTTGTGAGACACCAATCCAAACACGGCAAAATGTAGATACTATGCAAGGCAAGGTGGACAAATACAAGGCGCAAATTGACAGCATGAAAACCGAGTATTTAACTTTGCTCAATAGCCGTGCTGTGAAGATCAAAACCCTGCGTGAAATTAGGACAAAATATGTCCACGATACTTTGACCATTGAAAACCTTGTCGGTGATACTTCTGGCATTGCAAATCTACTATCCGAAAACGCCATAATGAAAGAGATTATTTATGAGGATTCCCTCATAATTGCAAATCAGGGTCAGGTAATAATTTATCAGGATAGCGTTATTTCGCATTTGGAAGCCATTAGAGACGCTCAAAAAGATTTATTGAGTAATTGTGCCAACGAGGTAAAAAAACAGCGTAAAAAGGCTAATTTGTGGCGAAGCATTGCGGTTATATTTGGATTGGTCGCGGTTGCAAAGTAAATTTGTCCTATGTTTACCCTCGTTAAGTTACAAGGAGTACATGAATTTTACTACTGCAAAGACGGTGGATGGCACACTTCCGCTGATTTAAATGCGGTGATTAAGCCAATTATTTACCGCACGGATGCGGATGCCCGGAAAGCGTGGGAGAGAATTGGAAAGCCTGCAATAACATTTGTGCAGGAAATAAAAACCAGAGATAAAACCTTACTACAATGAAAAATCTGCAAATATACCTGAACAGCAAAGGAGCAATGCTCAAAATTGATGGCATAATCGGGCCACAAACACTCACCGTATTAGACAGCTACATCAAAACTGAAATAAGAAACCGCAAATATGTGATGCCCGTTGATGGGTTGGTTTGGCTCCGCACTGACCAAGTTTTCAGTAATAAATATGATGACTTTGTTGCCTGTTACAAAGCTGGAAAAATTGTCTATGTGGCACCAGCTTCCACCACCGCAGGTGATTTCTACATTTACAATCCGTTTACTGTTGGTGGGATTACAGGTACAGCCGTTGCCATTCCGCAGCAGGTGATTGGTTCACACAGATTTGTGACAAGTTCAAACTGGAAAACATTATGGCTTGGTGCGCCTTACTTTATGCAGATTCTGCCCATCACCATACACCGCGATAGTAACCGGGATAGGAACGTGGATAAGATGAACAAACAAGTTGGTCTCTTCGGCATCAACTTCCACAAGGGTGGTTTGGGAAACTGGGTAAATAAACACTCCGCAGGATGCCAAACCGTGCCGGACAAAGATTGGTTTGAAATTATCAAACGATTTAACCACGGTCAGGTGATTGACTTCACCCTTATTGACTGACCGCAGCAATCCTATCCACAAGGGTTGCCATATCTATTTTGCATAGATACACCAACTCGCCACACACAACGCAGGTAAGTGGCTTTTGTTTGGTGTTTCGTTCATCCGGCATGATTGCATCGATTTTGTAAAAGCAAACCAAAAATGTAGGGTCATGATAGGGGTCATCATTGACCGATATACCCATATCTTCCAGCATCTCGGCCTGCTCATTCGCGGCAATCACTTCCAGACACAGCGGAATCTTAAACATAAAATTGCTGACAAAAAGTAAACTCTGGAGTGACTTCGGATTCTTTCAAATTGGCGGTGAGTGTCAGCCACATTGAGCCGAGTGGTTTGGGTGGCCTGCCCCTTTCAATATGGAATCCACCAAACCCATCCTCATATTCCTCTTTATAGGTTGATGTCCTTATTTGGTGAACATTGCGAGCCTTTATTTTCTTTTGGTGGCTGTCATATACCTCAACCGGGTTAATGTGATGGTAGAGTTCGTGAACGTGGCCTTGCCAAATGCAATCATATCCTTCCATTGATGCCATAAATCGTTGGTCTTGGATGACACCTTTTGTCACCGCACCGCCACCGCCAAAGCCGTGAAAATATCGAAGCGTCCATTTGCGCCTATGGCCGTTTTCAGTGAGGTTAAATTTGAAATCTATAACGCCACCATAACCGCCAGCGTAAACATTTGCCCCATGTGTGGTGTTGAATAGGTCAACAAACCGCTGAATCGGGTCGGTTTCCAATGCCTTTAAAATTGCTGTTTCGTGGTTGCCATATCCTACCAAAAGAATATGGTCTTTGTATGGGGCAAACCAATCAACCGCATCCTGAATAACAGCGTCAATGTAATTGGCTTTGTTGTGTTCTGGCCGGATGTCTTTTTTTGACCTGCGCGGATCATATTTGCCTTGCATTAGGCAAAGACAGTCTCCATTGATTATGATTTTTGCATCACGTTTCACTGCTTCATCCATGTGATTTTTGAGCAATTCACGGTCGCACTTTGGGTTATCCCAGTGCAAGTCACTCATTAAAAGCAGGTTGATTGTTTTATCGCAGTACACCGCGTGGATGTTTCGCGAGATGCGTTTGGTTTCTTTCACCATCTGCATATAAAAGTAGTTTTATTCCTTGTGTGTAATAAAATCCACAAAAGCCAATAAAATAGGCAATATATACAACATTATGCCAATGTCTTTCATATACCAACTGGTATTATACTAAAAAAGCCTACCCCGGCTGGGATAGGCGTTCCTGTTGGTAAAGATAACAATCTCGCACCTTGTACCAATGCTCCACACTGGGCAGGTCATCGGGCATATTTGCGTAATCGTATGGCTCGGCTTCGGGCAACTCGGCTGTTTTTCCGAACAGTTCACAAATCTGCAACTGCCTTTCAATGCTTTTGGGTATTTCTCTCTTTTTCATTTGTATGGTGATGGTGTTTTGTTTCCGTTAAACCAGCCTTGAATACGTTGCTGCTGTTCGCGGTGTACGGCATTTACTTTACGCTCTGCCATTCCCCATTCCGGCTGCATTGCTTCCAGCATATTTCTGTCGTGCAGTTCTTTCCTGATGTGATTGATTGCCATAAACGCTGTGATGTCATTTATTACATACCTATTTGCAAGGCTGGCAAGTTCTTTGACGTATGCCTTTGCACCATCAACATCCCCGGAATCAAGTAAGGCCACCACTGGAAGTGGCCTTACATCATATTGAGCATCTAATTCTTTGTTCATGGCTTTAAAATTATTATGTCACGGTTGCATTTACCATCATTTATCCAGTCCACCAGCTTGTCCAGTTTGTCATAAGCCCAATCCGGGATGAACTTGCCATCGCATTCGATGAACACACGGGGGTAATCGTAAAGACAGCGACCCAATCCGAACTGCACAGCTGCACGTTTCATCGCATCACTGATGCCACCCTTTTCAGGCTCAATGTTTGTTTTGCTTGCCCCATCTTCGCGGTAAATTGTGCGGTCATTTACGGTTACGGTCAGCCTGCATAGGAATCCGTTTGCAATCTCGCGGAATTCGGAAGTCCAGTTCTCTGCACCAAAGGCAGCATCAAAGCGGTGCATCACACAACGGTTGTTGATGTACGGCACAACAATCAGTTTGCCCGTGCTGGTTTGGGATTGCACACGCCATTCAATTTCATTGGGCAGAATAGGTGCGGTTAGGGTAGCATTCATAGTTTACCCCCTAACCTATTAAGTTCATCCAGTGTGCCGGGAAAAATCTCCTCTGTTGGCAACCCGAGCCGATACATAAATCGTGCTTCCTGTAAGAAGTCAATCATTTCATCAATCTTTTCAGCAGGGATGGCAAACCTCTCTGTTTCGTTAAGGTTTGTCCATTTGGCTGTAAAGCTGACAATGTCGGTAAATGATGAGTAATAAAACTCATACTCGCAGGATGATACCCTGCCGTGCTTGGTGGTTTTTTCTAAATCGTGTTTCATTTTGATTTGTATATTTTGTATCCGTTTTTGTTTAAAAATTCATCAGCTATCTCTACCCAGTTAAAGTCCATATCATATCTATGTTTGGCTGGTTTTTGATTTGCTTTAACCGCGCAGTAATAGTCATCGATTGCATACACTGGCTGTGTGGTGTGTCCGTAGTGGTAACGGTAATCTTCAACCTCGTAATAGTCCAGCATCAGGTGGTGTGCAATTGCCTCTCGTTTGTTTTTGATTGCTTTTTCCATATAGCAAAGGTAATATAAAAAATTATACTTACAAGTGTTTTATGAAAAATTTTCAAATTTTTTTTTGGCAATGGTTACAATCAACTCTTTACTGTAAACTTCGGCATGGTATCCCTTTTTGCGATACCTTGTTAGCACCCGTTCAGCTTCGGCATTTGGCACGATGTCAAAGGATAGCATTTCAGCTTTCCAGTAAACTATCGTGGTATACAACTCCTCGCGCACGGCTGTTTACATATTGATAGGCAACGTCAATTATCTGCTGTTCCTTTTTGCTTTTGTACTTGCCCGGATTGTTAAGGGCCTTAATAATGGTCGCATAACTGGCAATCCCATCGCAGTATTGCACAACCGCCATCACATCACCCTTTTGTTTACAGCCCTGAAAATGCTGCCTTTTCTCTTCGTATGTCATTTGGTTAGTATTACGTAGTTATCAATTAATTCCTTTGCCTGTGTTTCAGCATCATTGTTTTTTGCTATTTTTAGCAGAATAAGATACCCGATTAAATCGTTGAGCGTGTCCTCATCCGTTGCTTCCATTCCAGCACCTCTGGCAATCCGGCTCAACTTGTCATCGATGCGGACAAGCAACTGCTCAACATTGTCTGCCTTGCTAAAAACTCGCACCGGGTTAATGGCGGAGTTTCCATACTTGGCGTTCTTATTTAGCAAAAGTTGTTTGATGCTGTCGCAGGTGGATTCAATCTTCTCTTTCATTAGAACGGTAGGCTGTTATCTTCATACTTCGCAGGCTCATCAGCCGTTGTTTTAGGCTTTTGCTCAAAGCTATATGCTTTACCGCTACCAACATAGGTTGGTTTTACTCCTGCTAACCTTGCTTCTTTGGTTTGGCTTAATTGCAAGGTGTGGGTTTCGCCAAATTTGCCCTCGCTTTTGCGTTCATTTAGCACCAGTTTCAGGTACTTTTTACCATTTTTGCCCTCTGTGATTAATTCCTTTGGAACATCAGTCAGGCAGATGTCAATTACTATCATATTGCTTTTGCTTTGTTTAATTGTTTACGTTTGTAGGTTAATATGTCCAGATGCATCACTGCATCAAAATGGGTGCGGAATAGCATCAGGTTATCCACGCAATCGGTGTAAGTTCCAAATTCAGTCAGGAACTGGGGCGAAAAAAGCCGATACAACCGGATGGCATAGCCACCATCGGGCAGTTCAACCACGTGGGGTTTGAAAGGATTGATGATTTTCATGAGTGTAAAATAGCGGTTCGTGCGTCTGCCCATCCACCGTGATAATAATCATCAAGCTGTTGCAATTCCATTTCTTTGGCTTGTTGAAATAATCCCTCAAATTGCATTTTTTGTTCATGAGTTAAATGCAAATTCAAGCATTCCTGCAACCATTCTACTGCTGTTTGTTCCTGTTGTTCCATAATGCAAATATACAAAATTAAACCTCATTTATAAACAACTCAAAGTTATTTTTTATTGTTTCCAACCGGGCAGCATATCTGCGGTCAGTTGCTGCATAGTCATCTACCAATCGGCAAGCGTGTATTACGGTGCTATGGTCACGGCCACCGCATAACCGCCCGATTTGTTTAAGTGATATGCTGGTCTTATTGCGTATTAACCACATGAAAATTTGGCGTGGTTCCAGCACCTCACGTTTACGGGTGGAGTGCGTGGTGTGGCTCGGCAGATAGTCAGCGTATGCCGACCGAACAGCAAGGTGTGCGGCTTTAATTGCTGCGTCTTGTTGCTCCATGTTCATCCGGAGCATGCGTTCAAGTTCTGCAATCCTGATGCGCTGGTGTTCGATTGTTTCTTTGAGCTGCGCCACCTCGCTCATGCGGAAAGTGCTACGGCTGTTTGTTTTAGGTATTTTGATTTTTGCTCTCATAATGTTTTCATTTGGTATAGTGGTAAATAAGCGTTTTCGCGTGTTGCTTTACCGCCATTGCAAGTTGCTTGTGTTTCGCTTGTTTTTATATCGTAATTAAACAACAGGTTCCCATCCGTGTCACAAATGTACCAATAACAAATAATGTTATCCGGTATTAGGTAAACAAGTAATAATCCATGACATTGTAATGAATTAGAAAGATATTGCAGTTTTTCTATTTTTTCATTAGTAATCAAATAACTTCCAAAATTAGTCAATTGATTTAATGTCATATCCCTGCACTTAACTTCACAAACACCCACAATTTGTTCTTTTATCAAAATTGCATCAATATCGGCGTGTTTTTTGTCATTTGTGCTGGCATATGTTATGCCTTTTTCGTTGCAGAATTTTGTCAAACAACTATGCTGATGCTTGATATATTCTCTACCTTTTGTCGTATTACAATCTAAATTCATAATTTAAAAAATATATTCAACTGTGTTACCTCGAAACTGGCATTTTATGGTTCCTGTCATGCCATTCCTGCACTTGCCGATAATTACTTCGGCCTCTTCTATTGGGTTAGTATTACCACCATTTTTTTGGGCTTCGTAGTATTCCGGGCGGTAAGGGAAAAGAACGGTGTCGGCATCCTGCTCAATGGCTCCGCTCTCGCGCAGGTTTGAAAGTTTCGGTCTGCTGTTACCCTCTTCTGTTCCCCGATTAAGTTGTGACAATGGCATCACAGTGCAGTTGCATTCCTTTGCAATCAACTTACATTGACGGCTGATATATGCGATTTCCTGCTCACGGTTCTTTCCACCAGTTGCCTTAATTAACTGCATATAGTCAATAATAACCAGCGTTGGTTTGTTTCGCATTGTCTTCAGTCGCATTTTTATTTGGTCAATGTTCAGCGTGGTGCTGTCTTCTATTTTAAAATCGATATCCAATTGCATCAGGCCGTTGGCAATCCATTCGAGTTCAATCTCATTCACATCAGCATTACGAACTTTCAGGTTATCAACGTTGCCGAGTGATGAGAGTATGCGGTCTGCCAATTGTTCCTTGCTCATTTCCATGCTAAACATTACAACCTTACCACCACGTTTGGCGTGTGCAATTCCTATGCTTACTGCGAATGCAGTTTTACCCATACCCGGTCGGCCTGCGACCACAACATTTTCACCCGAAACAAAACCGCCAATATATTTGTCCAGTGTCATCCATCCAGTTGGCTGTCCAATTGTTTTTATTTCGGCCTTGCTGCGCTGTTCCAAACTATCTAAACGTTCATCAAGCAGAGGTATTAATTCTGTTGCCTTTCCGTCTTCAAGCATCTGTAATTCATCCAGCATCTTTTGAGTGCTTGCAATGCTTTCCATTATATCGCCACCATCCTGCATGAATTTTACCGATTTTGTCATGCCGTCAACAAGTGTACGCCTTATCCATTCTTGATGCAGATAATGAACGTGCCGGGCAATGCTGCCAAATTCAGCAAACTGGTTTGACGTTGCAATCGCGACCGCCAGCTTTTTATTTTTTTGTACAACTGCCACATTGTCGATGTATTCATTGTTGGCATACATAGCTTGAATAATCAGGCACAATGCTTTCATATCCGGGTCAGTAAACCAATCTGCCCTTGTAACGGCTGTCAGTTCAAGCTGATTACGTTGCAGCCATGTTCCGATGATTATTTGCTCTGTCATGTGAGGTAGTTTATTTTTTCAGGTTCGGATTGTTTGAACGGGCGAAGATATGGAATTGTGTTTTTCAGTTTCGTCTTCCAGTTCTTTATTTTTTTACCGTGTCCATCTTTCCATCCCTCTGCCACCCATTGTTCATATTTTGCGGTAAGAGGGTATTTGAAATCAGGTGACATATCAGCATATTCCAAAAATTCTTCAAGAGTTGGTATTGTATTTTTATTTACAATTTCATTTTCATTTTCATTTTCAGAACGTATTACGTTCGTATTACGTTCGTATGTCTCTTTATTTTTTTGTTTTTCCCATCTCTGTTCCACACTCTGTTTGGCTTTCACAGATTTTGCAGCACGTTTTTCCATCTCAACTTGCAGACGTTCATTGTAACTTCCTAATGCATCATGCTTAAATTTTGCATACACAAGTTGACCATTCGTAATACTATCGCATTGCGTTCGTAATACGTTCGTATCAATTCTGCCACCATGTTGATGTTGAGCGCATAGCATACGAACATATAACCCTACTTGCTCATTAGTCCAGAACATTGTTCCGGTCAAAAAATCCGAAGAGTAAAAAAGAAATGCCGGGTCTTTGCTCATTTGTTTGCCCTTTCGTAAAGTTCTTTGCAGCGTTTGTAATACATAATCCAGCAGTCAGCAACCGTATTAAGGTAATGCCATTGGTGTAATGTGATAATCTTTTGTTGTCTTC